AACATACTACAGATAATGATGAAGCAATGGATATTGCATTGCAACATCTAGATGAGATTCCCAATTACTACTCCAAACTCAAAAAGATGGAGAAAGTAAAGGAAGAATGGACAGAACTTCATGATGCAAATGGCAATACATTTGCACATGTTGTTGATATTATTAAAGGTAGTGATTATAAGTTTAAAAGTTTCAGTCAACCAATCAATGAAGATGCGGTTGAAGAACTTGAAAACAGACTTAAAAAATTAGATGATACTTCTTATGATTCCATTGACAAACTAATGCGTAATATCATGAAAGAACATGATATGACTGCAAAAGAACTTCATAATGCATTTGTAAAGAAACATGATAAAACCCCAGATGAGTGGATCAAAGGTCTAAATGAAAAGTGTTGGGATGGATATAAACAAGTTGGAATGAAAAAGAAAGGAAAGAGAATAGTTCCCAATTGCGTGAAGGAGGATTCTATTAATGAAAACAAAAGTGGTGATGATTCTTTGCATGACTGGTTTACTAAGAGTCGCGCTTCTGATGGCACCCCTGGTTGGGTTCAATTGGGTGGTAAATACGCAGGAAAACCCTGTGCAAAACAACCAGGTCAAACAACCAAACCAAAGTGCGGTTCAAGTAAAATGAAAGCAGACCTCTCCGATAAGGAAGAGGAAAGTGCATTCCGTCGTAAGAATCAGGAAGACCCAAACCCTGATAGAAAGGGTAAGGCAAAAATGGTTGCGACTGAAGAAAAAGACGCATGTTATTCAAAAGTAAAATCTCGTTATAAGGTTTGGCCATCTGCATATGCATCTGGAGCTTTAGTCAAGTGTCGTAAAGTTGGTGCAAAGAATTGGGGTAATAAAACTAAGAAAGAATCTTTTGAACTTCAAGAAATGGGTGAAGTTCAAAGATATTGTCCCAAGTGTCAAAAGAATGAGACAATGAAAGAGTGCAGATATGGTGAAGGTTATTGGAGAATGTTCTCACTTCCTGCTTCATTAGCACCAGATCCTTACGACCCAAATGATATTCATCCCGCAAATGAAAATGTAAGTTTTGAGATTGGTTCTGGACATAGACAGGCTCAGAAACAAGCTAAGATTAGAAATCTTGCAACTGGAACTACTAACAAGGGTGAAAAAGAAGCAGCACTCAGAAAACTATCAGGACCTTCCTTACCTCTTGCAGATTCGGTAATTCAACCAGGACAAATTACCAACGAAGACTATCAACGGATACAATCTACTGGTAATGTTTATACTATACTCTTCTCATGGAGAGGTAGACCAATGATGAACCTACAACTCTTTTTCCCAAATTTGAAAAGACCATCAAAAGATGAAGTAAAAGCGGAAATTGAGAAGTTCTATCCAGGTGCAGTTATACTGCAGTGGTATCCAAGTCCTACAGATCCATCCAAACCAATCGTAGTTATTCAAGGTAAATGAAATGAATGTAGACCCTTCTGAAATAGTACTTGATGATATTAATAAAATGTTGATATATGAACAACAATCAAGGGTTATAGATAAATTAGATAGAGAAGAAGCGATAGAGTTTGCAAAGGCTTATTTTAAACTTTATCTTAAACAACAAGAAGTCGTAGCAAGTTTAGCGAAATTTTAATTTATGAGTGATCAGGTATATCTTGGTAATCCCAATCTTAAGAAGGCTAATGTAGCCGTAGAATTTTCACAGGAACAAATTCTTGAGTTTATCAAGTGCAAGAATGATCCTGTGTATTTTGCTAAAAATTACATCAAGATTGTTTCTCTTGATTATGGTGAAATACCTTTTAAGATGTATCCGTTTCAGGAGAAGTTGATTACCAACTTCCATGAAAATAGATTTAATATTTGTAGAATGCCTCGTCAGACAGGTAAATCTACGACTTGTGTTTCATATTTGTTACATTATGCGGTCTTTAATGATAATGTCAACATAGCTATTCTAGCCAACAAGGCATCCACTGCACAGGATCTACTCAGTAGGTTACAATTTGCATACGAGAAACTTCCAAAGTGGATGCAACAAGGTATCGTATCATGGAATAAACGATCTCTAGAGCTAGAAAATGGTTCCAAGATTATCGCCGCGTCTACTTCTGCATCTGCTGTCCGTGGCGGATCATATAATGTCATCTTTTTGGACGAATTCGCGTTCATCCCAAATCACATTGCTGATGAATTCTTTGCCTCTGTTTATCCTACTATTTCGTCAGGTAAAAGCACAAAAGTCTTAATTGTTTCTACCCCAAAGGGTATGAATCATTTTTACCGCATGTGGCACGATGCGGAAAGGGGAAAGAACGAATATATTCCTACAGATGTCCATTGGTCTGAAGTTCCAGGAAGAGATGATGCATGGAAAAGACAGACCATTGCAAACACTTCAGAACAACAATTTAAAGTTGAGTTTGAATGCGAATTCTTAGGATCTGTTGATACTCTTGTATCTGCAGCAAAACTCAGATCCTTAGTTTATGAAGATCCGATTAAATCCAATGCAGGTTTAGATATTTACGAGGAACCACAAAAAGATCATAATTATGTTTTGACGGTAGATGTGGCTCGTGGAGTAGAAAAAGATTACTCTGCATTTACTGTTTGTGACACAACTACTTTCCCATATCGTCTTGTAGCAAAATATAGGGACAATCAAATCAAACCCATGTTGTTCCCAAGTATCATTAAAGATCTTGCAGTTGCTTATAATAAAGCATATATTCTCGTAGAAGTAAATGATGTTGGAGAACAGGTAGGTCAGATTCTTCACATGGACTTGGAGTACGATAATGTTCTCATGTGTACGATGAGAGGTCGTGCAGGACAATTAGTTGGTCAAGGATTCTCTGGCAAAAAGTCCCAAATGGGAGTAAAGATGTCTAAGAATGTCAAAAAGGTTGGATGTATGAACCTTAAGGCATTAATTGAGTCGGACAAACTTATCATTAAAGATTACGACACTATTAGTGAGTTAACCACTTTTATTCAAAAGTCAAATTCATTTGAAGCTGAGGATGGTTGCAACGATGACCTTGCAATGTGTTTGGTTATTTTTGCATGGTTAATTATGCAACCATACTTCAAAGAAATGACGGACAATGATGTTCGTAAAAGATTGTATGAGGAACAAAAAAATCAAATTGAACAAGACATGGCTCCCTTTGGTTTTATTTCTGATGGTTTAGATGGTGGTGAAAGTTTTATAGATGAATCGGGAGATCGTTGGCATGTTGATGAATATGGAGACATGCAGTACATGTGGGATTATCGATAATGGATATAGATGATCAATTTGAATTAGAACACTTATTTCTTACTGAGAGAAAATGTCGGGTTTGTGGAGAGATTAAAGATCTTATAGATGGATTTTATTTGACTCGCAAAGGAAGAGGGGACATACCTTCAGCTTACTCATATGAGTGCAAAATATGTACTATTAAAAGGATTTCCGAGAGTAGAAAAAAAGTAAAAATATTCCAAAAATGGGAATATCCTGACTGGTAGGATGTTCATTAGCGATTTCCCCAATATAAAGTTAGCAAATAATAAATATTTGTAGTCAAGTTGAATCTTCTTTAGAGGGAAAGACATGTCGCTAAACTTAGTATCACCAGGCGTAAAAGTCAGAGAAATTGATCTTACTGTAGGTAGAATTGACGCAGTAAATGATCAAGTAGGAGCTTTTGTTGGTCCTTTTGAAAAAGGTCCAATCAATCAGCCTATTTTAATAGAAACCGAACAGGATTTGTTAAACACGTTCGGAAAACCACTAAACAATGATAATCAATATGAATATTGGTTAACTGCATCTTCCTATCTGTCTTATGGAGGAACTCTGAGAGTAGTTAGAGCAGATTCAACTAATCTAAGAAATTCTAATTTCCCAGTATCAAGTCCTGTTAATTTAAAAATTACTTCCCAAGAAGATTTTGTAAATAATCATTCCTCAGATAGTGATTGGATTTTTGCAGCAAAAGATCCTGGCTCTTGGGCAAATGGATTAAAAGTTTGCACTATTGACGCTCAAGCTGATCAAAGAATAGCAATTGGAACTTTTGGAATTTCTGCAGGATTTGCATTAACTTGTGGAATTTTTACTAGTTATGTTACACCAACAGGTAGTGTTGAAACTTTTGATGGATATGTAAAAGCAGTAGTTTCAAATGTAAATGTTGGAAGCATTGATGTTAAAGTAGTAAGTATTCATAATAACGTCACTGGAGTTGCTACAGAAGTATCATATACCTCTTCAGGATTAAACAGAATTCCTGATGGTTCTGGTAGATACTATCAAATTTTCAATAGTGTTGGATCCGCAACTTCTTTAGAAAAATACAGATATACTAATACAGCAACAGTTGGTTTAGGATCTACTGTAATTTCCGTACCTCAAGATGTAGTAACATCGGTTAGTGTTGGTGATTTAATTCAAAATTTAAGTGGATCATTAAAGGCTAGAATTGTTGGATTAAGTACAGGACAAGTTGTAATAGATTCTGCATCTCCAGTATCATTAGCTTCCACAACTCTTGTAGTAACTTACACTAAAAACGCTCTTGATGGAACACTAGATTTTGGTGAAGGATTATTGACTACCGAATCAAATATTTCAGTTGATTGGTATGATCAGCAAACTTTAGGATTATCTAACTCACTAATATACTGGAAATCAATTGCACCAAAACCAGGAACTTCACAATATGCACAAGAAAGGGGCAGCAAAAATGATGAAATCCATGTAGTTGTAGTAGATGAGTCTGGATCTGTTACTGGAATATCTGGTAATATCTTAGAGAAATTTACAAATTTAAGTAAGTCATCTGATGGAAGAATTTCACCTTCGGAAAATATTTACTATAAGAATTATCTAACTAATAATTCATCTTACATTTTTGCCGGAACTCCAGATTCAGTATCTGGTGCTAAGTTTACTAGTTTAACTGGCTATGTTCAAACTAGTGGCGCTTCAATTACTTGGGGTCAACAAGCTTCTGGAGTAAACTTCGGAGTTTCTGGAAACAAATCTTATTCTTTATCAAATGGTTATGACTATTCATCCGCTAATCGTGGTATGGATATCACTTTGAGTGATTTATTAACTTCTTATGAAATCTTCAGAAATCCAGCAGAATATTCATTAAACTTCTTAATCTATGGACCAAGTGGTGGAGATAGTATTTTCGATTCTCAAGCAAAAGCAAATAGATTAATCGATATTGCAGAATCAAGAAAAGATTGTATTGCATGTATTTCACCACATAGACCTGGTGTAGTAAATGTATCCAATAGTGACTTACAAACTTCAAATATTATTTCCTTCTTTGATTCCGTCACTTCTTCTTCTTATGCAGTATTTGATTCTGGTTATAAGTACATGTTCGATAGATTTAATAATGAATTCAGATACATTCCATTAAATGGAGATGTAGCTGGATTGATGGCAAGAACCTCCATTAATAACTATCCTTGGTTCTCACCTGCTGGTTCTTCCAGAGGTGTAATTAACAATGCAATCAAACTTGCATACAACCCAACTCAAGCTCAAAGAGATCTCCTTTATCCTAAGAGAATTAATCCAATAATTTTCTCTCCTGGTTCTGGAATTATCATGTTCGGAGATAAAACAGCTCTAGCTACAGCAAGTGCCTTTGATAGAATCAATGTTCGTCGTTTGTTCTTAACAATTGAAGACACTATTTCAAGAGCTGCCAAAGCTCAACTCTTTGAATTCAACGATGTTATTACAAGATCAAATTTCGTAAACATTGTTGAACCTTATTTACGCGATGTTAAAGCTAAGAGAGGAATCACAGATTTCTTAGTCGTTTGTGATGAATCCAATAATACTCCAGATGTTATTGATTCAAATCAATTTAGGGCTGATATTTTTGTGAAACCCGCTAGATCAATTAACTTCATTGGTCTAACATTTGTTGCTAATAGAACAGGTATTAGCTTTGAAGAGGTTGTTGGTACCGTTTAATTTTTTAATCATCAATCCCTATCGCTAAGAGGTAAAACAAATGACATTTTCAAATACCCCAAGTTTTAGTTCCAGAACCTTAGAAGATTTTAAGGCCAGATTAATTGGTGGAGCTGCTCGTCCTAATCTTTTTGAAGTTGAACTCACTTTTCCATCTTTTGCTACCGATTCCACAAACACAGGAAACGTTGATCAGACTAGAACAGTTAGTGAACTTTCTAGATTTATGATTAAAACTGCAAACTTACCAGCATCTAATATTGGTGTTATTGAAGTTCCATTTAGAGGAAGAACTTTAAAAATTGCAGGAGATAGAACATTTGATGTTTGGACAATTACCGTAATTAATGATGTTGATTTTTCAATTAGAACTGCTTTTGAAAGATGGATGAATGCCATCAACAAACATGATGATAACTCCGGATTTATAAATCCTGCACAATATCAAAGAGATGCAATTGTAAGACAATTCGGTAGATCTTCAATTACTTCAGCAGCATCTAATGTTACCAATCCTACTGCTACTACACCAGGAGATTCAATTCCAGTACTAAAAGCATATAAATTCTACGGAATTTTCCCTACTGCAGTAAGTGCTATTGATCTCTCATATGATTCAACAGATACAATTGAAGAATTTACAGTAGATTTACAAGTACAATGGTGGGATGCTCTGGACTCTTCTGGTAATACTCAGTTGGGTACAGATCCTCAAGTTTTGAACCCTCTATAAATAATAGAAATAGAGTTTATATTTGAATAATGCCTAAATTATTTGGTTTCAAAATCCAAGACTCGGAGGACGATAGATCAAAAAAATCTATCGTCTCTCCTGTTCCGGAGAATCAAGAAGATTCTTCGGATTTTTATGTTGCGAGTGGATTTTATGGACAATATGTTGATATTGAGGGAGTCTATAAATCTGAGTACGATTTAATCAAAAGATATCGTGAAATGGCTATTCACCCAGAAGTGGATAGTGCTATTGAAGATATTATTAATGAGGCTATTGTTTCTGATCAAAATGATTCTCCAGTTCAAATTGATCTTCAAAATGTACCAGCTTCAGATAGATTAAAAGATATAATCAGACAAGAATTTAAATATATCAAAGAAATTTTAGACTTTGATAAGAGATGTCATGAGATTATGAGAAATTGGTATGTAGATGGAAGAATCTACTATCATAAAGTCATTGATTTAGAAAAACCAGAAGAAGGGATCAAGGAAGTAAGGTATATCGATCCCATGAAAATTAAACTTGTCAGAAAAATTAAAAAAGATGGAAAACATGTTTTAAATCCATCTTTCTCCGTTACATCTGGCAAAGCTCCAAATGGAAATATGGCAACTCCAGAAGTTGAAGAGTTTTATGAGTATGATCCAAATGTAAGGGGAACTGGTGCTGGTCAAGCAACTAGTACTTTTAAAACGGGGATTGGTGGTGCTGCAAGAATTTCAAAAGATTCAATAACCTATGTTCATTCTGGTTTAGTAGACAGAAACAAACAAGTAGTTCTTTCATATCTTCACAAAGCAATCAAAGCACTCAATCAACTCAGAATGATTGAGGATTCTCTTGTAATTTATCGTTTATCTCGTGCTCCAGAAAGAAGAATTTTCTACATTGATGTAGGCAATCTTCCTAAGATCAAGGCAGAACAATATCTTCGTGATGTTATGACTCGTTATCGTAACAAATTGGTTTACGATGCAAACACTGGAGAAATCCGTGATGATAAGAGAATGATGTCTATGCTTGAAGATTTTTGGCTTCCTCGTCGTGAAGGTGGTAGAGGAACTGAAATTACAACTCTTCCTGGTGGACAGAATCTTGGAGAACTTACTGATGTTGAGTATTTCCAGAAAAAACTCTACAGAGCACTTGGAGTTCCCGAGTCTCGTTTAAGTGGAGGTGGTGGATTTAATCTTGGTAGATCTTCAGAAATTCTAAGAGACGAAATTAAATTCACCAAGTTTGTAGGAAGAATGAGAAAGAGATTTTCTCATATGTTTATGGATATGTTGAAAACTCAACTTATCCTAAAAAACATTGTAACTCCAGAAGATTGGAAAGTTCTTTCAGATCACATCCAATTTGATTATGTTTATGATAATCATTTTGCAGAACTGAAAGAAGCTGAACTTATTCAAAATAGATTGAATGTTTTAGTAGCTGCAGAACCTTATGTCGGTAAGTATTTCTCTGTAGAGTATGTAAGAAGAAATATTCTTAAACAAACTGATGCTGAAATTGTAGAAATTGATGAGCAAATAGGCGCTGAACAAGCAGCAGGAATCATTCCACCTCCTATAGATCCTGCAACTGGACTTCCTGTTGGACAAGAACCACCTGTCGGAGAACAACCGGCTATGGGAGAAGTTCCGATGACTCCAGAAACTGATGCATCTGCAGCAGAAATGCCTCCTACTGAAGAAGCACCAAAACTCCAAATGCCTAAAGGTGGCAGAATCTAATAAATAATTTTAAGTACACTTTGATATTAAAAAAATGGATGATCTTATTGACATGATGGTTTCTAACGAATCTCCTGCAGATATTAGTGACCGAATTAAAGAAATTCTTATGCAAAAGTCTGCAGAAAATATTGAAATTATCAGACCAGTAGTTGCTGCTTCGATGTTTGGTGAACCAGACCTGGGAACCGAATCACCTGAAGAATCTATTCAAAGTTCTGAAGAAGAC